CGTTTGGTCTGCATCAAACCTATAGTTGCCAAGAAGCACATCTCCTGTGCCATCAGGCTCAATATCAATATCTCTATTTGAAACACTGACAATCTTAAACCCATTAGTATCTAAGTTACCACCGAGCTGAGGAGTGGTGTCCTGAACAATAGCAGTTAGATAACTCCCCCCTGCACCACCACCACCCATAGGGCTTTGTCCAATAGTAACTGATGATAAAACAAAAGGAAGATTAACTGCGTGAATACCTCCTTGCTGTACATTAGCCTCTATCCATGCATTTTTAATTGCATCAGGCTGAGTTTCATCTGATGCGCTTGAAGTTGAAGATTGCACTAAGTCATAGGACACATACTCTGCATTAGTATTATTGTCGTGAGCAAATACATTAGTGTATATACGAACTACTGTAGTGCTAGTTCTTAGTACATCTTGAATAGTATTCGCAGGGATATACGTGGTTCTCAGACTTGAGTCGAGTATCTTCAATAGTCCATACATAATACAAAGATAAGGCAAAAAAAAGAGGGGCATAAGCCCCCCTAATCTTAACCAAAATAATACGCGTATTACGCATTTACAACACTTGTTACCGCTTTAGGAAGTTCTAATGAGTAATAAGGGTTTGTCCAACTTGTAGCTAATGCTTTTTCAATACCATTTACTATTGCTAAATAAACATCAGAACCTACTTGAGCTGCTGTAGTAACAGTTGTAGTTGTGGAGTCATCATACTGAATAGTAACTGTAACAGCCGTAGCACCTGAAGTAGCGACAGCTTTAATGCCATTAATGTTAATTAATTGACCTGTGTTAGGTGCGTTAGTAATTTTAAGAAATTTAACCATGATAAAAAAGTTTATGATTTTAAAAAAAAAATATCGCGGCAAAGATAGCACAAAAAAAAGAGGGGCATTTAGCCCCTCCCAATCCCTGCACTAGGGTGATACGCTTAGTCCTCAATTAAGGATTCGAGCATCTTCAACGCTTCAATTCCTTCATCGCTTTTCAAAAACGATGCAGCCGCTTGCGTTGGCTCTACTCCAAAAGGAACAGTTAGCATTTTCTTTTTATTATTATCTGTGCTGAACCATACCTCAGTGCCTTCACGGCGAGTGGATAGGTATCCCTCATCAAAAAACTTCTGTATACTTGAGTTGTACTTAAGCTCAGGATCGCCTAGCATATCTAAAAATCCTTGAGGGTTCTTTTTAGCAGCTACCAACACATCACGCTTCATCTCAGCAGTAGTCATCTTATCAGTATTGCGACCATACATAACTCGGCAAATACTTTCCATTTGATCTATAGACAACTGACGAGCCTCAATAAGGGCATCTACCTCTACAGCTAAACTCTCCATCTCTTCTTCAGCATCTTTTTCGTTATCTACTAACACGAAATACTTTCCGTAAAGAGGATGGTACTCTAAAAATTTTTGGAGAACTTGATTGGTTCTATTTACAACAAGAAACCCATCTTCAAAAATAACAGGCTCAACAATTGCATTGCCATCTTGTTCATCTTCAAATGGAGATTTCTGATTGCGAGCATATCTTAACGCTCGATTTTCTCCTCGCTCTTCATCAAACCACAGTAGTGGGGAGCGACGACTGTTTCTTGTTGGCAGCATAAAAGATAAAGGAGCTGCTGCTCTTGTGAGTTTGTACGTCTTGTCTACGTACTTGATTTTAACTTGATTCATGATTAAATAAGATTTTGTAAAAGAAAATAAAGAGACGCGCCCTTCGACGCGCCTCCTTTATATGTTTCAACCTAGTGTATCTTACGCATTGAAGATAACAAAGTTGTTAGCACCTAGAGTACATACAGCTCTCTCAGAGAGGAAGTTAACTCGCATAACATCAAGATCTGATGTACGCGCTCCTCCTGCTGAACCTGTAATCCAAGACTTGTATCGACGATCCTCAGTCTCTGAAGCTCGGTAACGAACGTGTAGGAATGGACGCTTGGCATTCTTTCCAAGAATTTGATCGTACACTGTCGTAGAACCCGCAGGAACAAGAAGACCATTAACAGCACCGCTTCCTGCCACAGTAGACAAGTCACCACGCATAGTTGGATCATTCAAGTATTTCCAATCAGTCTTGTAGAAGTCATAACCTCTACGGAATCCTGAGAAGCCTAAGTTCAACGCCATCTCTTCGTCGTTATCGAAAAGACCGTATGAAGTACCACCCGCTCCGTAAGAGTTCTGAGCTGCCAACATATCGTCGATGTCAAATCCAAACTCACGATTAACGAACAATACATTCTCCTCAATAGCACCCTGCTTATCAAGTCTAGAAATAACTGTATCGAAATCTGCTAGAGTTGTTGGGTTTCCACCTGCCCATACGTTTCCTCTGTTATTAACTACGTAGAAAATACCGTCAGAACCGTTAAGGTTTGCTACCGATGCCGCAGGAGCAACACCTTGCAATAGGCCACCTGCACCTGAAGCTGCTTCAGCAGGAACTGCCTCAATCATTGCAGTCTCCAAGTAATCGTCGAAACGAAGACGTGTCTCATGCTCTGACTTCAAGTACCATAGGTATCCTGATGCACCATTCTCTGTTGTTACTTCAACCCAACCAATCTGAGCCATATCAGAACCATTTACTTCGTAAGTGTCCTTAAGGATAATTGGCTTATTGTCAAAGATGAAGTCATCAGCCTCCAAAGATTCAGCCATTCCTCCTGTTCCTTTGTTGAACTCTGATCCATAAATGAAGATAGTAACATCAGCATTACCTACGCCTGTAAGAGCACCTGCTGATCCTGCTGCTTCATAAAAATTAGCTCGGAATGTTCCTGTTGCATGGTTTACTGCACTAACAATAGCTTTGTTAGATCCTGATCCGTCATTCCAAACAACCATAATAGTTTGATTGTTACGAATAGCAATACCGCCTGTTGCTGTAGCTGTTGTTCCCGCAGGAACAATATCATCATTAACAGTAAGGTCAAGGAAAGCCTGACCTGCTCCTATTGCTCCTCCACCTACTTGTACATATTTAGTGTGTAGTCTTCCTTGCTCCGTCCACTTAATAAGGTCAGAGTTAGAAGGCATTTCCGCACCTACCATACGTAGGAACGAAGAAATTGTTCGATTACCATAACGCTCAAATTCCTTCTCATAAGTATCAGGAAGATACTGATTCAAGAAATCGAAGTTATTGATGTAGTTTGATTCGACAGGGATTCGCTGTGCGCTTGGCTGCAAATCCATGCCTGCTGCTGTTAAAGCCATAATAGTTCTTATTTATCTGTTCTTAGGACTCCGAATTTTAAGACCACGACCTGAGTCAGGGTTCATAGCCTTTACTTGCATCCCTCCCTTCGTAGTAACTTCAGGTGTTTTACGTATAGACATTTCAGTATTTTTCATCTTACGCATAACATCATCAGCCTGTACTGATTTGCCTTGCTCATAAAAGAACTTAGCAAACTTCTCAGGATTCATTGCTATAGCCAATGCCCTATGATAACCTTCCGCATCATTAAGTAAGCCGTTATCATCTACAAACTTTCCTAAGAAATTATTTGCATTTGACTGAGCTTTCTTTAATTCAACGGCATCAGCGGGAGCAAAAGTGACCTTCTTGTCTTCATCAACATTGAACTCAAAACCTTTGAACTCATCTCCGAATACTTCATTAGTCTTTTTAAGAAACCATTCCTGCTTTCTCTTTAACTCCTCCTCATAGGTAGTTGACTGTTGTACATATTGATTATAAGCATCGAGCTTGTCTTTGTCTTGTTCAGAAATAGAACTCCCACTTGACTCAAGAGGAATCTTATATTTTTCTTTTTCAGACTCAAAGAAGTCCTTTGCCTTAGCAATAGCTTTTTTCTTAGATAACTTAGCCTTCTTAATAACAGACTCGTCATCAAGATCCTCATCATACTCATACCCTTCCATTAAGGTATCAATATCATCAGAATCTAATCCTTTTTCAGTCGCAACTAAATACTGTCTAAGAACTTCATCAGGAGACATATCGTCTACATCTCTACTAAGCTGCATGAAATCCTTAATACCACGACCCGTTTCTTTCTTATACTTTAAATAAGCAGCTACATCTTCAGGTAACTCCTCAGTTTTTTCTCGCTCACTAAATAACTCGTCAACAGATCCAATCTCTCTGTCATAACGATTTTTAATATATGAGATGACATCATCTTCATTCATCTCAGGAGTAGCTTTCTCCTCCTTAATTTCTTCTACAGGCTCAGTAGTCTCTGTAACTTGCTGTCCTCCTTCTAGTTGCTCTTCGTGTTTTTGAAGAAGCTCCTGCTCAATTTCTTGCTTTGACTTCTCAACCACACCCGTGACTTCACGTACTTTAATTTCCATAGATTAGATTTTTACAAAAGTAATAAATATTAATTAGACTTATCTTGGAGAAAACTCTGCTAGATCAAATCCATCTAGGCTGTCTTCATTAGATTCAAAATTTTGCGGTGGTAAGTTGTTCTTACGCTGATTAATTAATCTGCTCTGCTCAGTATTCTGTTGGCTAATACGACTTGCTTTTGCATTTTCTCTTTGAGTTTCTCTCTCTTGTAATGCGTCTTCAGAAAGCCCACGCAGCTCCATACTATATTGGAACTCTTGCTCCATTAGACTTAGCTTCAAGTCAGCCTCAGCTTTTTGCTTCTCAATCTCAAACGCTATCTCAGCCTGTTTGATTTGAATTTTAGACTGAGTTTCCATTTGGATCTTTTGAGATGCTGTCTGTGCAGCCATCTGCTGTGATTGCATCTGCATCTGAGCTTGAGCTTCTTGCTTCTGTTTCTCCATCTTCTCCTCTCGTTCTTGCTTAGACTTTCGCTTAAGTTTGAGAAGTTGGTTAGCAAGCTTAATATTCTTTAACTCTCGTATGTCAATAGCATCCTCAAGGTTTATATCTCCTTTAGATAAAGCCATCTGAATGTTATTCTCTAACTGCTGCTTCTGCTCTTCATCAGGAGCTACCTCGATAAATATACCAAAGTCATATATGTATAAATCCTTTACATCTTCAAGTATAGAAACATTATACTTTCCAATCTGATTAATAAACTCATCAGTAAAATCTGAATACTCTAGGATGTCAGCTACTCTATACGATAAGCCTTCAGCTAATGTTCGGTACATATATAGACTTGCATCCAAGATATGACGTGTAGCTGTGTTTGAACTCATAGCTGCTAACTTCTGAACTCCAACCAACGCTTCAGAGTCAGGAGTGCTCCCGTCTCTTGCTTCGTTAAGTCCCGTCACATCTCTTATCATACTGAGATAGTGATTGTAGTTAGCAATAAGCATCTGTGTTTTAGAAGCTCCTGAGTTGGATGTCAATTGCTGAATAGGTACTCTAGCATTATTAAACTCACCATCTTGAGTGTAGCTACGCCCAATAACAGAACCCGTTTGGAAGTAAAGCCTTAAAGCATCTTCAGGATTATATGCATTACCCGTTCCTAGATCAACCTCATTAAGTCCATCGGCATCTATATAGACACCATCAGGGACAGTCTTAGCTATGACTTGCTGTAGCTTAAGGTGTGTAACTTGAATAAGATCAGCAAAAGGAATCATTCTTCCTGTTAGAGATTCAATCACACCTTTATACATACGTGGAGCACAAGCCACATAGTTAGGGATAGCGTGTTGGCTTGCTGACTTAGGTCGAACCATGTTCTTAGCCATCTCCCACTTAATGACATAGTTTGTTCCCATGACCATTACTCCGTCATACCAAACATCAATAGTCTTTTCTACTTTCTCAAAGTTGCCCTCATCCATCATCTCAGTCGGAGGGTTGAAGGAGTCATCCTTCTCAATCATTTTTACAGTACCATTATCCTTTATCTTCTTCTTATATACAATCTTATTTGTAGATTTATAATTGAAGTAAAGTAATGTAGCTGTGTCACGATAGAAAATATCATTCTGCTGAAACTGAGCTACATTAAAGTAGTCATACCAACTTTGGCTTTTTAAAGAAATCTCTTGAAGATCTTCTTTAGTAAGTGTTGGATCAATCTTAGTTAATTCCGTTAAACTAACTGTCTTAACCTCTCCCCAATAAAAGCAATCCTTAAAATATGGGTCTTCAGTATAACTGTATATAACATTTGCAGGGTCTACGTATGATACCTGTACTCCTGAGCCAAGCAAGAACTCATGCTTTGCAACTGAGATTCCACATACCATTTGGTCATAGTCAAGACGCTTACGTAGATCTATATAATGATTGTCCTCTAATAAAGTATTAATAGCTTGTTCTTCAGCTATCTCAATAGCAGGCTTATAGTTAAGCTGCATATATAAAGCTAACTCCTCATCACTCTCAGGCAAATCATCTGCCTCAATAATAAATGGGTTTGCTCCTGTAGCTTCTTGTATTTTACTTAAGACAGGCTTTGCAATCATCTGACCTTGAATAAGATCTTGATACTTGCTTCTCTTGGATTGAGATAAAGCATCTTGAGCAAAAGCTTTAACTGAAAAAAGTCTGTCTGACATTCCATTTACAACAATGTCTACAAACTTGGGGAGTATAGGGACAGGTGTCCAATCTAGATTCAGATAGGACAAGTCACCATCAATTGCTAGTTCTTGTTTGTACTTTGCAACAGATTGTTCTCCTCTTGCATAAAGGCGTAGCCTTCTAAAGTTTCTCCATTGATCATAAAACCTACATTGGTTTCCGTCTCTCTTAAACCATTCGTACTGAATTGCCTGACCAACCTGAAGACCGAACTCCATAGTAGCCTTTTCAGAATCAGATACGAGTTGGCTTGGAAAGGATGTAGGGGATATGGTTATCTTAACATCTTTCATCTAATAATTTCGCTTGTACTCCCTGTATTATTATACCTTGCAAAGGTAAGACTAATTTTGTTAGTCTTTTTCTCAGGCTGATAGAGGTGCTTCTGACAAGCCATGATAGCTAACCCTGAGCTAATAGTAGCATCAAACTTAGTTCTATTAGTAATGTCAAACTTAGCCCAATCCTCAAGTGTCTTAGTAAACAACATTGACCCCATTTCATCAGGATCTCTAAACGTACCTTCTATGTCCATGCCTACATACTTCTCTATGTACGACTCTACTGCTGAAGCATGAGCCTGCTTAACATCTTCAGAAGAGTTAGGCATACCCCCAAGCTCCTTCTCTGTTTTAGAAAGCTTGTTGTATCTCTTGTCAGGACGATTAGTACAGAATCCTCGATAGCCTCTATTCTTAAAATGATATAGAAGTCTTGGTTTATTGTTCTCAATAAGAATTGGCATACCATAAAATACGCAAGCCATTAAAACTTCTTCATAGAATATCTCAGCGGTTTGAGGTCGTGCTATGTACTCTAAGAAAAATTCATTACTCGGAGCATCGTCCATGTTAAACTTAGTCAGTCCATGTAGTGCTCCGTTTGAGCCGCCACCACCCACTACTCCTGAGATGTCATAGGAGTCACAACCAAACGCACCAATGTGATCATTAGCAGGATACCGAATTCCATTCCTCTCGTATACTCTATTCTGTAGATTTGTTGACGGCATCCACCCCACTAAGAATCGACCACTCTTATCAGGAGAGAATATAACCTTAGTATCCTTTATGCCATCCTTCCATCTAAAGCTGCCTCGTGTAAGGTGATGGTCAGTTATAAGGCTATCATTATAATCTATTTGATGGTAAATACGAGTAAGGTTAAACAAGGACTGCTTGCTCTCATCTCTAAAGGCGTGTGAGGTTGTTCTAGGAAACTGACGGTAAAACTCATTAAGAGCATCAGCATCTCCTTTTAATGACTCTACTTCTGCCTCCCAATAGTCTACAGCACCTTTGTCAATCATCTCTCCATCAATTCCTAATACAGGACTTGCAGGAGTTCTAAACACAGGCATCCCATATCTATCAATGAATCCTTCCATGTTCCACTCCATAGGAATAAACAAGCCATACATACCACTCTTAGTCTGACCGTTCTTATTTCTCTTTAGAATGTCTGAGTCTTCATATAAACTTTTGAAGTTGCTACCTCCTTTACTTAAAGCATTAGATGTAGAACCCATCATACACTTACCTATAATCTTACTACCCAATCGTAAACACGTCTTGGTTACCCGCCAATTATTAAGAATGTTGTTAGGCTTAATCCACTTACCGCTCTCATCATGAACTAACAGCAAGAGCTTCTCACCATCATAAGAGTTGTCATCAGTATTCTTCCAATCAATAGTGGTGTCGAGACCTTCAATCTCATTATCCTCCACATCAAACATATTCTTCTTGGTAATCTTAGATGCAGGAATCCTGTAAGCAAGCTCAGTCTTTGGCTTATCCATTCCATCCATGATAGGCTTTAAGAAAAATGGCAGCCTGCTATTTATAGGAACAACCTTATCGGTAAACATCTTCTTAGCATCTGTACCTGTCTTAGACAGTATACCTACGCGCGAGTCACGGGCAAGAGTAGCGGTGTTAACACACTCTGATGATGACATGAATGAAAATCCTGAACGGCGTATCTTAACGTAGTTCATTCCAAAAGACCTGCTGTCGGCCTTACATCCTTCCCAAAAAAGGTATAGGATTCTATTGGCCTCTCTAAAATCAGGATAACCTATATCAATACTAGTCCATTGCAAATACATATAATGAGACCCCGTCATGTATGTAGGGACTCCATTATTTAAGAACCAATAACCAAACTCACGAAAATCAAACTCCTGTTCAATATAGTCTACATACTTATTTTTAAATTCCGTAGGCTTATCATTCCATTGAAAGATTGACTGAATTTTCTGTAAGTCTTTAGGAAGTTCTTCCCTTTCCCAATACTGTTCTGATTTTTTGGAACTTCTTTTTACGCAATTCTTAGGTGCTTTGGGTAAGGCTATTCTAAGATTCTGTATTTCATAAACTTCTCCTACTGTTCCATCTCTAGAGATAACAATGACATCATACTTTTTATCGTATCCATACTCCCATGTTTTAGCTTTATTCTTATTAGAAAGAACACTCTTGGGAATATAATCCTCTAGTACTCTGTAAAGATTTTTATCGTGACCTTCGTTCTGCAAATCCTTGTTTTGTATCTACATTTTTATTGGAGGTTTTCTCTGAAGATTCAATCTCTTCTTTCTCAAGTTCAATTCTTTTAAGAATCTCAAACGCATCCATAATACATAGCTTCTTAGTAGCTGCTGCATTTTTTAATCTATCGGCTGAAATATCATCTTCAGGGTCATGCTTGATTATCTCTTCTTTCGCTACCTTTATCAGTTGCTCCACTGCTTTCTGTCCTGCTGCGATTATCTTTAGCTTTATTTCTTTTGAATTCATTCTTTATTCTTTTCTTTTTTCGGATTGGGTACTCTTCATTCCATTCATCCTCAAAGTATATATGCTCTCTACTCATGGTCTAATGTATTCAAAAAACTCTACGCTGTCCTGATGCACAACATCAATAGTAAAACTGTATAAATTATATCCCACATAATTACCTCCATTAATCTCATCATAAGGAGTGCGGTGTATCCAACCAAAAGAAACAGAAGGATCATTACAAGTATAGTCTAACCATGTGTTTCCTTCTCCAAAATTTGAAGATATATCATAGCAACTAAAGTCAGGGCTTGCATCTATTTCCGTATCATATACAGTTAGAAGTTTAATAAGGTCGCTAGTATTTACCTCGTAATCACTATTTACATCCCAATAGTTAGCACCTTCTGATCCATATACCGATAAGAAATTTAAAAACAATAACGTGTTCTCAATGTAATAAGTCTTATCTCCTTGATCTACTTTTCTAGATATACAGAAGTAATCTCCTTGTGTAGACAACGAATCTTCAAGTGAACGCCACTGCTGCTCTTCATAATCAGATAAGTTGCGCATATCTAATGTCTCAAGCTCTCGTATGCCACAGGTGTCTAATACTCTAAAAGCTTCAGCGATTGTATTCTCATACTGAATCTCTTTTTCAAATGGCTCTTTATTACAACTAATAATGAGAAGTAAACAAAATATAAGAGCAGCAAACCATCGGGCTGCTCTTATAATCCTGTATAGAGTCCACACTATTACTAACCATATTAAGTATAGCATAACCCCTAAACATACAGACATTGACTTTAATATGTTCTGTATGCGTTTACGAATCATTTAGTAAGCTTTATTACTTTGATAAGATTATATATCCATCCTACAGGGATTATAAGGACGCATGAGATGCCGATAAAAAATCCTAGCACTGATAGAGCCACCTTTGATCCTCGCAGCGTTTTATGAGGCTGTGAGTAATACGCTTGATAGCAATGACCTTCTCCATCAAAAGGATAAAAGGAATAGTCTACAATTCTTCTAAGGATAGTAAAGTACTTAGCTCCCCATCCGTCTCTATTTTGAATCTCACTAAGCCAATGCAGTCTTGCGCTTATTGTAGTGTCAGGGTCTCCATCGCATAACGCATTCCCTAGTTGGTCAATAGATATTAAAACTCTCTTTAAGTAGTTTGGTGTTTTCATAGCTTTAAGGTTATTTGGTGATCATATATCCTATACATCTTCTTATCATCTACCTCAAACTCATACTCACTATCAGGGCAAAAAGAAACTTTAGTCCCTTTAGTTACTCCCTGATCTAAGAGATACTTATTAGGATACTCCATTATCCCCATTAGGGGTTCTTCACTTAAGGGTTTATAAATAAAAGAATCTTCAGTCTCTACAGGGGACACAAAGCAATACCTGTCGTGAGCATTCCACGACTCACCATCATGCCACATGAAGAACTGTTCACTGTCTATAAAAAATAGGTCATCTTTAAAAAAGCTCTTGCCACTTTTTCTACGACCTCTCATGTCATTATAATACTTGAATACATTATGGTGGACAAGCAATGTGTCTCCAATTTTTATTGGGCCATCATATCCTACAGGAACCTCAATGACCTCTGCGTGTCTGTTAGAAAACTTATGGTCTTCTTCAGATGTGCTTGTAATTATATCAATGCCATCCCAATCGACAGTATTGTTATATCGCTTTCCCTCTTCAGGTTTAGCTATAAAGAAAAGTGGTGATTGCATAGTTTGTTATGAGCCACATCCAATACAGTCTATGTGTGAATCCATTGGCTTAACTCCATTTAATTTCATTTCAATGTTATGAATCTCACTAGCGATGCTAATTTTTTCTGCAAAATCTATAGCACTCTCTTTTCTCTTCTTGAGTTCTTCAAGAAAGCTCTTCATCTCTTCGTGGTTCATACTAAAAGTTTATGTTGTACTCAATAGATATTGGCATCGTAGCGGTAAAAGACTTCCATAGAATTACC